GATTGATCCCTCTCATCAGATACGATTGCTTCATTTACAATATCTTCAATTGCAGAATCACACTCTGGGTGCATTGCAATATCACGATAACGTCGCAGGAGATCAAGTTCTCCTCTATCTCGACCTTCCATGTCAAGATATTCTGAGAAGAACCCACCTCCAGCAATATCGTATGCACCATCATCAGAAGTAGGAAAAGTCGGTTGATTCTTCTCTACTTCTGATGCTCTGGTGATTTTGAAACCAAATATTTGTGCCATAATTTATTTCATCCTACTAATGTTGTAGAATTATTTATATTAATTGATTTGGAACTCAGTATATCTCCAAGTCACATCAAATGTTTCAACTTCGTTTCGAGTATCCCAACTCAACTCAATCGGTGCAATTACTGTTGGCCAGCAATTTAAAAGAGTATAGGATTTCAATACTTCATCCTCTGCGCCTCTTCCCAGTTGTCTAACAGTCATTTGCCCCATGTAAGTAGTAATATTACCTGTTTCAGAACCACCAACTGATACGTTAGTATTCAAATTATTGATGGTATTCATCCAAGCCTCAAGTTTGTTTCTTACAGCAAAATCAGTATCATTAATGATAGTAGTTGTCCATGTATCGAATGTTCTATCACCATCCAAATACAAAATTCTACCACGATAGTTAATGGCTACTTCTTCAATGGTGTGTCCAGGAAGAGAAGCTGCTTTAATAAAGAAACTATCCGAAGTCTCTCCTGGAGCAGAAGTGCCGCCTGGAGTTGCAAGAAATACTTCAAATTGATTGGCTCTTGCACCACCTTTACTAAATGCGCTGGTAAATCCGTTTAATGCTAAAGTTGTCATGATTAACCTCCTATCTCGCTAAATGACACACCTGTCCTCACCGCAATGAAGTTGAGTGTGATAAAGTTAATAGAACGAGCAGGTTTGATATAAATGTCTGCAACAAATTCATTTCGATCAATTACCTCGCCTGTATTGTTTGAACTATCACAAACAACACTAAAGTCAGTAATACCTCTTCTTCCTTGAACTTGTCTCAAGAAAGGTTCAACAAGTGCTTTAAACTGCGCTTGTGTAAATGCATCGTTGAACTCAAACAATTGAAACTTAGCTGCTCTTGCGATAGATTTTTCAAGCACCAAGAACAATCTTCGTACATTGATTCTATCAAATGCGCTTGGTTTTGCCAATGCAGTTTTGTCACCAAAGAGTAGTGTTCCTTGTCCAGGGAATGTAACAACTGGGTTAATTCTAGCAGGATAAAGAATGTCTCTTTGTGATTTGGTAGGATTGTATGCAAGTTTTACTGCACCACGAATCTGACCTCTGTTTAGACCTCCTGGAGAGAACCATGGATCTGCAACATTATCAGTATTGGCGCACAAACCAGCAATGTCACCATTCAATGGCACATATCGGTAAACATCATTGTATCGGTCATACATGTACTTGTATCCAGAATCAAATACTGCATATGATGAACTCGCAATTCCGTCAAAGAATTCTTTAACATTCAATGTTTGAGTAATGCCACTGGAAATTCCAACAACATCTTGTCTTCTTGGTGATACGAAAGCAACACAGTCTTTTCTGCCTTCAACCAAGTCAATCATACCTACAATGTGCGTTGTTCCATCAGTGCTGTCTGGTGTCTTTCCACCCATTACCAAGTTAATATCAACGATATCTGGATCAGCAAAATAATCATATGCTAACAATGTTTCACCAGATGTTGGAGAAAAGTCATCAGAAGCTGTAGAAAGTGTATCAACAATTGGTAATGGAACATCTGTAAAGATTTTTACAGAACTTACTGATGTAATATCAGTTCCCCAGTTTGTTCCAGCTGAAGCATGATCCATCCACCAAACATATGCTGAAGTTCTGTTTACAACATCAACATAGTAATTTGTTCCACCTTGAGCAGTTTTTGCCTTTGGGTGTTTGGATAAAAACTCAAATGTTTCAATAACTGCATTGCCTCTGTTTCCAGCTACATCACTATCATATCCTGTAATCTTTCCTTGAGTATCATATACTACAATATGCATTTCATCTGCATTTGTTGTACCCAATCCTAATCCAACAGCCCAATCAGAAGTTCCTGGAGCAGCATCAAACAAATCGTAGTATTTCCATCTTCGTCTAATCTGTGTTCCAGAAGCAATAACAGATTTTAATCCACCACCTTTTGGATCATCAAATCTTCGAATCGTAATATCAGAAACACCGATTGCAGTTACTTCATATTGTTGTCCTGATGTTTCTTGGAAATAAACAACATCACCTACTTGAAACCCAGCAACACTTGTTACAGCAATTACTGTTTCATCTACTGGTTCTTCAGCAGTTGTTGTGGTTACATTAGTTTTCTCATATGCATCAGCTGAACCACAAATTGAAACTCCTAGTGAGTTACCCCAATCTCCTGGATACTTGGATGCCCAATTACCAAAAGAACCTTGTCCATCAGCATAATTATTGTTATAATCATCATCATTGGTAATTTTAGCACCAAGTTTAACACTAATATTTCCAGAACCAGCAGGAGGAGCAGAAGTAAATGAAATAGTTGTTCCATTTACTGTGAATGCTGTTGTAACAACACCTTCAACTGTTACATATAACAAATCTGCGTCAGAAACAGATTGTGCCATTGTAAAATCAGTTGTTGAACCATCTCCATCTGGTGCGCTAGAACCGTCAGAATTAGCATTATTTGTTAACAATTCTACGCCACCACCAGAAATTGCATTTCTTGCACCTGTTTCAATTCTTACTACTCTTAGAGCATTACCGTATTGCAAGAAGTTTGCAGCAGTAAACCAATTTTCAAAGTTTGTATTATTTGGCTTACCAAATACTTGAATCAATTCCCGTTCTGAACCAATTGGAATAACTTCATTCATTGGGCCTTTTTCAAATGCGCCAACTATTGCACCAATGGAAGTAGCAGAAGCAGGAACGACATTTGTCAAGTCAATCTCTTTAACGAGAACACCTGGACTTACTTGAAATGCCATTTTAATTTCTCCTAAAAATGTTGAAAATCATATAATTCGTTTTCAATATTATTATTTATAAAAAAAAGATTTTCACCAATTGGTCTCATAACTTCTTACAACAGGACTCCATTTTGTTCCATATTCATCAACAACATGTTCTTCATTATGATAATCTGTTACACCATCAACAATAAATCCAAATGGTGCCATATCTTGTTCCATTTGATTTTGTTGTTCTAAGAAAAGCCTTGCTCGAATATCATCATTTGTCAATTCTTTAAAATAGGTTTGTTGTACAGCCCATCCAAAAAGAACACAACACATTGCCAAGTCATCCGTATGTCCTTCTTCTGCTTCATAAGAACTTCCTCTAAGAATGAATGTAGACCATTCATTGATTAGATCATAATCCTGAACGATTAATTTGTCTGTTTCAATAATTTGCTTGATATTTGAGCACCCTGTTGCCTTTACTGCCTTTGATGTTTTAACTCCAAGTTGCGCTTTACCTCCAGAGAATCCCCCACCAAGAATTTGTCCTGCTCGACCACGCATTGCTGCCATAATCATATTATCATATTCTAGATCAAACTGTAATGCATTTGCAACCTGATCACCAATATCATTTACTTCTACCAAAACATATGCAGTATTATATCCTTTTGCAACCTCATGGATTACATTTGGAAATAACATTGGTTTGATTTCGTTGTTTCTGTATTTTGCGGCAATCTTGTAAGGAACAGTTGTTACATCAAAAACAATGAATGCAGAATAATCATTTTGTGTTCCTCTTGCCACATCTGCAACCAAAAAATAGGTTCCTTCAGGTTTCGGATTTTCATATACATCCAATCCAGCATTAGATTTAATAGGCAATTTGTAAGCCATCGAACGTATTTTTGTTGGATGTATTAATGTATTGGTTGAACCAACAAATAAACATTCAAATTCTCGAGAAAATTGTTCGACACTTGTGTTTGCAATGGTTTCTGCTTTCCATTTCTCATCTCTTCCTGGAATTTCACTCCAGTGAACTTCTATTGGAACATATGAATTGATTTGATTCTCAGCATCGCTCCAAAGTTTATAAAACAAATTCATTCCATTTGGCGTGGAAATAACTACAACTTTGGTTGATTTACCAGAAGAAATGGTAGGATAAACAGAAGAAAAGAAGTCTTCAGCAATATTATGCGGCACGAAGGCAAATTCATCAAGAAAAATCATATTGTATGAACCACCACGAACTGCTGATGATGAAGTTGCTGATGCAACAATTCTTGAACCATTTTCTAGTTCAAGAGATCCTTTGTTCCAAGAAAGAACACCTTGTTGCAACCATTTGGGAAGATGTTCATATGCAAGTTGAAGTCTAGAAAGAATGTCTCTTGCAGTGGCTGCTTTGTTTGCAAGAATGGCAACATTGATATTGTTATTGAAAAGAACATAATGCAAAATGTATGCAACCAGTGTGGTTGTTTTTCCGCTCTGTCGAGGTAATTTGCATATGGTAAATCTATTGTTGTGAATTGTGCCAACAATATCTTTTTGAAAAGGAAAAAGTTTAAACGGAACAATACCTTCGTCCAAAGAAACAATCTTGATATAGTTTTCCACGAAATACAGTGGATCTTCCATGCATCTCTGATATTCAGAGATTGTTTCTTCAGTCCATTCTACTGCAACATTGGCACGTTTGAGGAGTGGATTACCAAGATATGATTCATTATCATTCATCATTTTTATTTTTTAATAACTTTTGTAAATCAGCAGTACTACCAACATATAATGCATTTGTCACATTTCTTGGTCCAGTATTTTTTTCTGCTTTTACATTTTTCATTTTTTCTTGTAGAGCCATTAATTTATCAGTTACATCAGCCACATTTTTAATTAAATTGCCTGCAACTTCATATGCTCTAGGTTGATCAGATTCTCTTGCAATATTCAATATACCTTCTATAGCATCTTGACCACGTTCAACCAATGTATATAAATTTTCTCTTTGATATTTGTAATCGCCTTCAATGTCTTCCATATTCATTTTAGATACTGGTGTAGCTGAAGGAGTAATTACTGATGTGGCATTTTCCACTACATCAGTAATTCCTAGAACTTCATCAAGAGTATCAATCGACTTGCTCATCTTGTCCTGTTACTGGATTGTATGTTTTTGCATCTTCAAAATATGATGTGGTCTCATTAAATCCGAAATCATCATCAAACGATGCAGTCACTGGATCAGGTGTAGCGGAATATCTTTGTTCTCTTGATACTGCAACATCTGGCGTATTTGTGTATTGATCCACCTGAACTGCTTTGATAACCTTTTGAGAACTTACTGGTCCGTACAAGAAAAACTTGACATTAAAGTTTAATGTGTATATAATTGCTCTTCTAGCAGTAAATTCACCCTCATAATTGTCTTCATAACTAATACTGTTTAATACAATCGGAACATCACGAATAATGTCAAGCTCTGGTCTTTCTCTTAGTGTGACTGTATATTCTGGTTGAAAGAAAGGCAAGATTTGTTCCACAATCTGTAGTGCATCATCAGAATTTTTTGCCATCACATACAATTCAAATGATAAGTTATAAGGAACAGGCATGTATGAAGATGCTACTGATGAATTAGTATCTGCCTTCTTTTTTACCTTAATTGCACGATTTAGTTTTCTTGTAGAATCATATTCCAGTGTTTGAATTTCAAATCCAATTCTAGGAAGTGTAATTGCAACAGCCTTTGTTTGATTGGCATTCTGAGATAAAAGTGTAAGCCATTTTTGTTTTGGTCCATATGCCAATGGAACTTTCATCTTTTGTGTGATTTGACCTGCTGAATTTGTGCGAGTCAAAAATATGTTATTAAAAAGCGAACCAAATGCTACAACAATATCTTTGGTTGTAGCATGATAAAAATGATCTCCAATCATGTTATGTCTCCAAATGGATTACTTTCACTAAAATCTAGAACGGTGTTATTGAATGTTTCAAAAATATCATTCTGCGCTTTAGTATCTTTTATTTCAATAGTAAAATCTTCATTCAACAAATAATTTGTTCCATCATCTTCTTGTAGAATTGAACCTGTGCCATCTTCTAGTGTTAATTGATAACTTAAAACATCAAGTGAATAAGTTGTTTCGATATTGTCAATTTCAACAATTCCAGTATCAATTTGTTCTGAACTATAATCGAATGATCTACACTTCAGTTTATAAACAGGAAGATTTTGTACCTGATAGAATGGATCATCATGATCAACAAATGATATTTCAAAAATATGTTTTGTTCTTGGAAAATAAACTAGATCACCTTCGTTTGGTCTAGTGCTCACAATCAAATTCTGATCAATTGAAATTAATTGTTCCCAACGTCTTCTGGCTACAACAAAAGTTACTTCGTTCTGAATGTCAAGCCCAAACTTGGTCATCAATTCCTTTTCACCATCATATCCTTCTATATTCTCTACATACATTTCAATCAGATATGCATCATTAAATTCGGAAAGAGGATCTTCTCCAAAAATAGTATCTTCATTCACCAGTGTTCTTGGAAGATAAAAAACTTCTTGACCAAATGCTCGAAGCTGCTCAATAATCAGGTCTTCATACAATCTTTGTTCTGGTATTGTTCCTGTGTCAAAATAAACCGAAGTTGGCATTCTTTATCCTATCATGATTTCAGGTGGAAGTTCGTAAGCCAACTGAATCTGTTCTTCTAGTTTTAATAACTCTTCCTGTGCTTGTTGATAAATTGTTTCACCATTCATGGTCACACCACCCAACATCTGAACACCATTGAACTTGATCAGATTGCTGCCCCATTGCATTTTGATTAGTTGCGTGGCATATCTTTTCAGATACATGTCATTCCAAATGTCTGGGAATGTGGCTGGGTCAAGTTTACGAATTGCCTCAATCACAATATATTCACCATCTACAATATCATGTCTCCAATCCATGTCAATGTACAGGCGATTCTGATGCTGATTATGTCGGATTGGTTTTTGACCAATTAAAATACTATCCAGCAAGTCAAGATGCTGCATAGTCATGTCATAATGAATGATGGAAGTTGATGAGAAATCATACAAGTCATTCAATCTTAGTTGATACCGAACATCAAACATATTGATGTTTCCTTTGTCACTAAAATTAAATACTTTGATGACTGAAAGAATGGAATCAGGAACAGGAATGTAATTTTTTTGTTCTTTCCAATCAGCAGTAGTTGCACCATCTACATCAGTAACTGTATCAAGTGTATTGTCGGATCTTGCACGATCAATATCATATTGAGAAACTTGATATTTTAAATAAACTCTTTCGGCACCATCATAATGATACTGAGCAAAATATTGCAATGCTTGATCTATTCTATCTTCAACTTGATCAGGATCAACATTTATTTCAATAACAGGATGTCCAAGTGCTCGGAGACAATATTTTTTAAATTCTTCTCTTGTGGATGGAACAGACATTTAATATTTTCCAAAAAAGTTCGTTTATATTATTTATATAATAATAAAATTAATCGCTAAGAATGTTTGGTTCTTCTGCAGTATCTAAAAGAATATTTGGGTCTTCATAATTAGTATCTAAAAGAATATTTTCATCATTTTCTGACTCATAATAATCTAATTCTGGCCAGATAATGTCCATAACAAACTTCTGTTTAGTAATATCTCTAAGTGCTTGTATGTATTCATCTAGTTTGACAATATCATCAGTAGGTTCAAGACCCATTCTAATTTCACTTAAATATCTAGATACTCTCCATTCAACATCCTTGATTGCTTTATCTCTTTTATTTCTAACTTTAATCCACTCTTCTTGATACTTAACATCGTCAAAATCAGCAATATGCCATGCATTATTTGCCCAAATAACTTGTTGATAAAGGTTATGTTCTGGTTTAGGAGGAACTTCTCTCCATCCAGCAATAAGCAATTCTTTATGCGTAAAAGAAGATTTATTCGTTCTTGTAGAACCATCTGGCATTCTTATTCTATCTGGTAAAGGTTGTGGAAATCCACCATTTAAAGAATATAATGCTAATAAATTAACTGACATTAAGCAACTCCTACATAAAGTGAATCATTAGCGTTCATTTGAGAACCAGAATATCCGACAACAAGATGACATACTATAATTATATCTCCAGGTGTAAATGTTACTGATGGACTTTTCATAAATGTACCACTGTAGCGAGTGGATCCACTAGTTTCTCTGTAAGCATAATAAGTTCCGGATGATTGACTTACCACACCATTCCCCACACTAGGAAGAATTGTGGTATTGTAAAGGCTACTTATTCCATCAGCAGTTCCAGTATATGAAGAACCAGTAGATGTAGTCCATGAAAACCTTCCAACATTCGTAAAAGTTAATATTGATGTTGTAGAGTAACCTGCTGCTGTTAATGGAGTTATTGGAAATCCTATTGAAGAAGAACCATTTATTTGAGAAGTATATGTTGCCCAAGTCTGGCCACTTCCACCAACATTGGTATTAAATACCCAAGAATTTTTTAAAACTGTTCGAGTACTATCGACATGTTGTACTGCAGCAACAGATATATCATTATAGAAAGTTGTTGATGCTGTTACTTTAATTCCTATAAAAATATTTCCTGATCCTGAGAAATCTGTGTCAATTTCTCCTACATCATATGCACCAGTATAATCGCCACTAGTAGGACTGGCAATAAATCTATTAGAAATTTCATAAAAAGAAGATGTGATGTCTGTTCCTACAGGTGCTTCTGTCCCACCACTATTACTGGTATCATTTATAGTTATAATTTCAGAAGTTCCTAAAACTGTACCATCATAAATAAAATCTACTGTAAACTGTTCATTTCCAAATTCATCAATAAGATTATCTGCTAATGGAGTTAATGTTAATGTGCCTGTTCCAGCAATTATATTGACAGTTCCTGTAGTTGAAGCCCAATCAGTAGTTTTAAATTCTGTTGTCAATCCTGCAGGATTAATTTCCCAGTCTAATGTTAAATTTGAAGGTATTATATTTGCATTAATAACAATAGTAAATGTGACTGAAGAACCTTCATTTACTGTCGTAGCCGATGGAGTAACAGTAACCTTTGTATATTGGAAAAAATTATCTAATAATAAAGTACCAAATCCTATAGGGGAATAATTCACCATAGCAGCATCATTAAGAGCCGTTCTATGCGACATAATTTCAAATCTTTCATCTTCTGTCCTTGTAAAATCATCAATAATATCCATAGCATTACCACCAAAAGCAGGTTCTGCTATATAAGTTTCTGTAGTACCACCAGTTGTTACCTCAAAATATGATTTCAAAATAGCATACGATGAAACATCTTCATTTCTAGTATTTCCACCGCAATCTATTAATCTATGAGTATAAAAATCTGTATTAGTAGGATCTCTATGAAAAAGTAATGCTTTATTAGTATATGGAACCCCAACAATTGAAATATTAGCCTTTCCCCCACTAACACTGGATGATGGCCATCCAATAGGTTCATAGTGAGTTTGTATCTCAGATACTGCCTTTCTTGTATGCGTTAAATCTTCGTTGAAAGTATATACCTCCATCATTCCTGTTGATTTTACCAATACCACTAGAGGTATTTTAAGAGTTGGATGCAAAGATGCATCCATAGATACAATTCTTGGTGTTTCACCACCAACTACCTCAGAATATAATATATTTTCAAAAACAGAATATTCATTAGGAGTACTTGTTTTTTGATGAGTTGTATAATATATACGATTTGTAGACCTATGTCGCAGTTGAAGTGACCATAAATTACATTGAATTCCAAATGTAAGATATTCTGGAAAAATTAATCTTTTATATTTTCTGCTATAAATCATTCCTCTTTTTACATGATAACCAATAGATGTATTAAATCTAACAGGTGTGTCAACTACATAACTACTACCGTTCCAATAAAATGTATGAAACCAACTACTATAATTAGGTGATATATCATACTGCCATACATTTAATATTCGACATGTTGACGGATCATATTGAGCAGAAGAAAATTTAGAATTACTTATGTCAACACCTGTTAATGAATGAAAAGAAGTTTGGAGAGAACTTGTACCATTTGTTGTATCTAATCTAAAAGAACCAAATCTTTGATAATAGTCACCCGAAACAGAGTTATCCGAAGTATCGGCATGCCAAGCAAAGAAAACATTCCTGTTAGCTGTATCGTAACACGCAGTCAAACTATCTGTATTTAAATTAGTACCATATTGAATCGAAGAAAAGGAAACATCAGCAAAATTAAAGTTAGTATTGGTTGGTGAAGTATAAATAGTAGATTCAGTTGATAAAGAAATTGTGCCATTAACATTATCTATTGTGCCTGTTTTCGCAAACAACGATGGAGAATCAACACGACCATAAACTATCCAAAATTTATCTAAATTATAAGTATCAATTGACCCGTTTGAATCGTCAGAACCCATGCCTAAATTTATATAAGCAACATGTGTTGCATTAGTTGTTGTAATAGTATCTAAAATTACTGCTTGTTCATTACTTGTATTAATATTCTGTATTTCTACCAAATCAATACAAGTCGTAGTAGAATCAGAAATTGTATAATATACTATTATTTTTTCATGTAATTCATCATAAACAGCAACAACTTCACTAGGATTTCCATTATAATGTAAATATTCTGTTCCTAAAACTATTTTATCACCTTCAGTTATTCTAATAACTGAAGAATATAATTTACTATCTTTTACATAAAATATTACCGTTCTTTTGTTTGCTTTATCATATATCAAAGTTCCAATAAAAGAATAATCAGAACCTAGTATATTAGTTGTTCTCCCTAAAGGTGAAAACGTATTTGTCGATGGATCTAATGTAGCTAAACTTAAACTTATTGATACACCAGAATAAGTAGGAAAATTATAACGATCAGTTTCAGTAGAAGCAATTACAAAAACATCATTATCTATATCTTCCGCAATTCCATAATGTAATATATGATCCCATCCATAATTTGGATACGATGTTGACTGACTCCAAGTACCGTTATATGTGTTAGTGTAAGTTTCTACTCCTGTAGTAAAACTATAGAAATAATACCAAGGATATATAGAAAGTATTTTATCTATTCCTCTACAATACATTGTATATACATGGTCATATCCAAAATATGCAGAATACGTTTTCACC